CTGCCGTTGTTGCGTTTCACACGGGAACTATTGTTGAGAAGGATAGATCCGTTTCAGTTTGTTTGATTAAAACCGACGTTGAAGAAGCTATAGACAGATTGAAAGAACAGTGCATGTCTGTTATTCCTCATGCCGCGGAAGGTAATTTACCGGCGAGTGTCAATGGGGTCCAGTTGCTCACGAGAGAAGTTAAATTGAAGTCAAACATCGCTCGTGTGACATCTCCGTGCAGCGCCGCGGTCTTTGGAACCAGCCCAAATGTGAACAGAATGACAAAAACACGTGTCAAGAGACACCGTTGTTACGGAGCTGTTAAAGCTGCTTTTCCCCATGTTCCTGATTTTGGGGGTCCGATGTTTAAGCAGAAGAATGCTCCCGGATATCGCATTTGGGACGTGAATTTGGCGAAAGTTAACCAACGAGCGCCGGGTTTGCCGCGGGAAGATTTAGAAGCGGCTTTGCGAGAATTTAGCGCAGAACTGTTTGAGCCTTTGAAAGGGTGCGAACAACAGTGGAAGAAAGAAATCTTCCCTTTGACCTTTGAACAGGCTCATGATGGAGTGCATGGAAAACGGTACTACGATTCCCTCAATTGGCAAACGAGTGGAGGATTTGGTTTCGGAGGCCCGAAGAAAGGGTACGTTGTGTCGGAAAGCATTTTGCCCAATGGCCACGTAAAACGTGAGCTTGATCCTTCTGTCAAAATTGAGTGTGACAGAATCAAAGAGTGCTGGTTGCGCGGGGAATGCGCATACTCGCCGTATTCTAGTTCGTTGAAGGATGAGCCGACAAAAGTCGGAAAAGAAAAAGTCAGGACGTTCCAGGTCGGGAACATGGCAAATTTGATTGTGACGAAGCAGTTGTTTGCCCCGGCAGTGCGATATTTGCAGTTGAATCGCGACATAAGCGGAGTCATGGTTGGAATGAACCCATACTCAGAAGAGTGGGACACAATGATTGAAAACCTTGATTCAGTCGGTATAGGCTCGTTCATTGCGATTGACTACAAAGCTTTTGATCTTCACATTGACGGTGGGGAAGTGACATGTTTTGTCGCTTGGGTGCAAGAATTGTACCGACGGCTGGATTTTCCCGAAGAGGTGATAACTATGGTAGGAGCGTGCGCCGTTGAGTTGTACATGCCGCTTGTCGATTGGAACGGAGATATGACGCAACTGCACATTTTTCCTTCCGGAAGTTTCTTGACTAGTGCGGGCGGGTCGTTTATTGGCATACTCCGTTTAATCGGAGCGTTTCAGAAAATTTGCGGGGTGTCGTATCGCGGGAAATTGAAGTGGGCTGTTCAAGGCGACGACAACGCCTCAAAAGTGAATTGGAAGTACCGCGCTTTTAACGCAGCTTCTTTTGCAAATTATCTGGAATCATATGGGATACCTGTAACGTCGGCGGACAAGGAGTCCGCTATAAAGCCGAGGATGGCTAAAGCGGAGGTTAGTTTTTTGAAACGAACGTTCCGGTATTGCCGGCACCGTAATAGGTTCGTTGGCCCGCTCGAGCTTTCGTCCATTGTGAAACGGTTGTTGTGTTACATGCAAACACGCGCTGATCCTCGTGAGGTGTTTGGTCAGAACGTTGACGGCGCGCTGATGGAATTGAGCCTGCACCCAAAAGAGGTATTTTTAGAAGCGAAGAAGAAAATCCAAAAAGTGGTTCGAGATTATTCTTTCGAGCCATTCGTCCATAATTTGGACAAAACTTACGAGTGGTACCTATCGCACGGACCCACTCAAATTTCACCGGAGGATGGATATTACTCCGGAATTATGAGTCAAGTATTGGATACCAGCAGTTTCTTTCCCACGGAGACACTGCTAGGCTTGCTTGGCAAGGGGTTAAAGGATAGCCGGGAACCGGCTAGGGCACCCCCCCATAGTGGACAGCCTCCCTTTGATGGCTATAATGAGGGGAAAAAGGCACAAAATAAGATGGCCAGCAAAACAGAAAATGGAAAATTTACTTACCTGACTTTTGGAAGGGATTCGAGTCAGGAATCACGAGAAGAAATCCCTAATATTTTGTCCTTGGACGTCCGCCCTGATGCCGATACCAAGGAAAATTTGCAATTTATGGAGAATGAACCGATGAACATGCTTGACGCAGGTGGCGTTGCGGACCCAACTCGGGCAGGGCGTGACAACGGTATCGCTTCTTTGGGCGACTTTTTGAGTCGTCCAATTAAAATTGCTGATTTCACGTATGCAACGTCAAGTGCATTTTTCGAGAGGTTTGACCCATGGTCATTGTTTCTTGAGAACCCCCGAGTTATCAATCGAATTAGCAACTTCAAGAATTTGCGTGGAGATTTGGTTGTTAGGATCCTGCTTAACGGAAATTCGTTTTATTACGGCAGGCTTCTTTGTTCTTATCAGCCTTTGGAGGTTTTTGACAATTTGACAGCTAACGCGGGTTTGGTGTCTCAGGATTTGATTCAGATGTCACAGTATCCGAGCATACGTCTGAACCCGACCGTTTCTCAGACCGGGGAGATGCGACTACCATTTTTGTTCATGAAGGATTACGTGGATATATCTAGCAGTGAGTGGTCGAATTTAGGGAAGTTGACAATTCGCCAGATAAATAGTTTGCAACAAACTACTGGAGAAATATCTGTCACAAATACGCTTCCTGTAACGATTTATGCGTACATGGAGAATGTCAGCTTGGTCGGTTTGACAGCCACTAACCCCAACACAATTGTCCCACAAATGGACGAACGTGAATTAGGCGAGGATGGTCCCGTCAAGAAAATTGCGACATCGGTCGCGAAAGCAGCCGGGATTTTGGAGAAAGTTCCTTCAATAGCTCCATTTGCAATGCCGGCTCGAGTTGGCGCTGAGGCTTTAAGCGCAGTAGCCGGAGCAAACGGATGGAGCGCTCCGTCGAACTTGAGGAGCAACGAGATTGTCGAACCACGGGGAGCTGGGCACACGGCAGTTACCGACGCGGCTGATACCGCTATGAAACTTACGATAGACTCAAAGCAAGAAACAACCATTGATCCTCGAGTGTTCGGGATTGATGAACCCGACGCTTTGAACATCAAGGCAATAGCCTCGCGAGAAAGTTACTTGACGACTTTTGATTGGACATTTGGAACGTCTCCGGACGCAATGTTGTGGAATGGGATTGTTGATCCTTGCATTCACGATCGGATCGTCGCGCCAGACACTTCTGTCGAGACACTGTTTTTTCCCGCTTGTTGCGGCATGACAGTTCCGTTCAAGTATTGGACGGGGTCTATGAAGTTTAGGTTTGAGATTGTTCGATCTGCGTATCACAAAGGCAGGTTAGCAGTTACTTATGACCCTGTAGGCACTCCAGGAGCCAGAGAAGACAACGTGAATCAAACACAGATTGTTGACATTTCGACATGTGATGATTTTTCCGTGTGTTTAGAGCCGATGCAAAATGTTGGTCCTATGAGGCATGTTGTGCCAGGTGCTGTAACGAGGTCCGATATGTTCGGAACCTCGCCGGTTTCAGTTCCCACTCAAGGAAACGGAACAATAAGCATTTGGGTTGTGAATCCTCTGACTTTGCCAAACGAGCCCAGCACGGGCGCGACGGGCATTTCGATCAATGTGTACGTTTCGTGTGAAGATATCGAGCTGTACGGGCCTCATCCTGATTACACGTTGTATACAGTTAAACCGCAGATGTCTGAGACTACAGTTGGTGCTGAAACAAATGAGTCTGGCCCCTACAGTGATTTTGGGTGCGATTCAGTTTTGGATTTTATGTCAGTCGCCCACACGGATGAAGAGTATCTTCGTTTGAAGCGATATTGTAGGTGGATTGAAAGACAGCTAAAACGAGCTAAGAAAGCAGTTAAGTCCAAAGTTGAGCCTCAGATGGACGAAATGGAAGTCGCTCACGGAAATGAAGACGCGGCTAAGACTGACCTCGGTCATGTTAACAAAGATTTGAACTTTGATAAGGTTTATTTCGGGGAGAGCATTGAGAGCGCGAGAACTTTGATGAAGCGTTATACTTCCTATTTCTTGCAGCGAGTGGCAGGCGGCAACAATCTCGAGCAATTTTGTCTCGAGATGAACGGTTTCCCGTTGTATCGGGGGAACCTGGGTCCCAATTCAATTCATAGGACGGGGATTGGCGGCGATTACAATTACGTCGCAACTACCTTGATTAATTATTTCGCGTGTGCGTATCAAGTCAAGAAAGGTAGCATTCGGTACAAAATTATTACGCGCGGTGGCGGTGCGTCGGATATGAGTCCGACATCCGCTACAGTGTCGATCAATTACCAAGGTTTATACAATACGGACGTGATTGATCTTGACGGAACAACTGATGCGCGAGTGGCGTACGCGGGTACGGAAGCATTGACTAACTACCCGCGAGCTAACGGAACAGCATTATTTGCACCGAGAGTGAATCCAGTTTTGGAATTTGAAGTTCCGTGGTATTCACAATGGCGTTTTGAACCAGGTAAGAGAACTGACTATATGACAACCTCGTTCAACAATTACCCAACTTTCGTTGGGTTTACGCTAGCAATTGACAACGATAATTTTTCGAGCTCAGGCTTGGACGTTTTCGTTGCAGCGGGTGAAGATTTCAC